AGTACATCCTCTTAGATCGGTGAGGGATGCTAAGGAAATGTGAATGATTCGCCACAAGGTTTTTCGAATATTTCGCAAACTACCCCTGATATTGGTGCGTTCAACCAGACTTTCTAGGTCTCAATTAGGGCTGGATATAAGCAACTCCCGTCGCTCCCCTCGGCTCTTGGCCTGCTTTCCGATCGTATAGCTCGTGCTGACTTCCTCGATATGGAAACCCGCGAACCGCTCGCGGATCGGCTCCACATCGTTGATCGACATCAGGAACCTCCCCTTTATCCCAGCCAGTTGCCCAGCCAGCCGGTCGAAATCCTCTGGGGCGAACATCGCCTTGCCGTAATCGTCCTCGCTGCCCCAGTAGGGCGGGTCGAGATAGAACAGCGTCCCCGGGCTGTCGTAGCGCCGGATGAATTCGGCATAGTCCAGGCATTCGATCACCACGCCGGAAAGACGCGAATGCAAGTCCTCGAGCATCGGTTCCAGCGTGGTCAGGTTGAACCGAGCCGAGCGGTCAATCGACACCCCGAAATTGCGCCCCGACACCTTGCCGCCGAACGCGGTGCGCTGCAGGTAGAGGAAGCGCGCTGCGCGTTCGAGATCGGTCAGGGTTTCGGGGCGGGTGGCGACCAGCCGTTCGAATTCGACCCGCGTGGTCAGCTGGAAACGCAACGTGTCGAGAAATTGCGGATAGTGGCGCTGCAGGATGCGGAACAGGTTCGCCACGTCCCGGCCGAGGTCGTTGATCACCTCGGCCCGGGGTTGCCGGGAACGGCGCAGGAAGATGCCACCCATACCGACGAATGGTTCGGCATAGGAGCTATGCGGTGTCGCGTCGAGTATCGCCGTGATCCGCTTGGCGAGGTTGCGCTTGCCGCCGAGCCAAGGGGCGACCGGTTTGACCGGTTGAACGGGGGTTAAAGTCATTGTTGAAGCTCCCTTCTGAGCAGAGTGAACGCCCTTGCTGCAGCCAACGGGACCACCCCGTTACCGGCCGCAGCGGTTCGGTCCAGCCCGGAGGCCAGCCCATCATCAGGTCGGTAAAGTCCGGGTTTAAGGCCAGGCCATCGGTCGAGTGTTTCGCCCCACAGGTCAAACTCACCCGGACCCGGTGCGAAGAAGGGAACCGGGCCGGTGTCCAGCCGCTGGCCTTCAACAGATCCCACAGAAGCGTCCATGCGCTGGTCGCGTTCTTGATCCCCACTTGCGACCCTGTCTGATTGAGGTCGTGCTGAAACTTCAGACCGTCCGGCCCCACCATCACGCAGGCCCGGTTGCCCGACCCTTTGTAGGTCGGCGTGGGCCAGAATGAAGAGACGATCGCGCCGGTGGCTTGCGCCGACTTCAGCCGCCGGTTGGATGCGCGCTGCAACCCGGTAGCCCATTGCCTGAAGGTCTCGGGCGACGTCCTGGAGGCCAAGGGTAAGATGGCCGGGGACGTTTTCGAAGAAGCACCATTCCGGGGCGATCTCAGCGACGATGCGCGCGACCTGCGGCCATAGGTGGCGGGGGTCGTCCTCGCCCCGGCGCAACCCGGAGAGCGTGAAGGGCTGGCAGGGATATCCGGCAGAGAGGAGATGAACCTTTCCGCGCCACGCTCGGCCGTCGAAGGATCGCAGATCGTCCCAGACAGGAGCCGCAGCCAGGGACGCGTCCGCCATCCGCGCCACGAGAGTGGCCGCGGCGAAACTGTTTCGCTCGACATAGCACACGGTTCGATATCCGGGTTCTGCCAGGTGCAGCCCGAGATCCAGTCCTCCGACGCCGGCACAAAGGCTGACGCCGAAAATTTCTTCATGTCTTGAGGTGGGACAAACAGCCACATGAGACCTCTTTTCCGTCGCGATCTGGTCGCTTGGGTGAAGGGCTCTCTAGGGGCCTCAGGGTGTTAAGAATACGGCATCGCGGGCATTTGATCGAGATCGATCCGCTGATCACGAGACCTATCATCTTGAATAGCAGTCGGCCGCATTGGGCGCAACGTTGCTCTTTCTCCATTCGGTAGAATCGCTTTAGCTTGGGGCCCCCCACCGGTGGGTGAGGAGCGGCCATAAGCTTAGTCTGGTCGGCGGGGTCCTGCTGTGAGAAGTTTAGGCCCCGTGTCGGGCCGCGTTTATGCGCGGTCCGGCCTCCTGCTGCTGGTTATGTGGCGGCTGCGTCCGGCGCGCTGGGCGGCGGCAGGGTGATCGGCCCATCCGCCGTGATCGTGAGCGGGGCGGGAAACTTTGTTTCTACCGGTGCATCGGACCCATGCGGCAGGATCAGCGCCAGATGCAGAACACCACCCGTTCGGGTGACGTCGGAGGCGATCCAGTCGCATGCCACGTCTTCGCGCGGCAAAACTTCGCCCTCGGTCAGGGTAGAGAAATCGAAGTCCGTGCCGTTTACTGTCAGGATGTCACCGGTTTTGGACAGGCTGAGGCTGTCATCGCGGCGCTGGGGGAACAGGGTGATTTTCATTAGATTCTCCTTAGTACCAGCGGCCAATGGCGGATAGGTGGGCCGTCACGTTCAGATCAGCAGAGCTATCCGTGAAACGGTATGCGTTGATGCTGCCCGTCGCTGTTGTGCCCGGCGACAGCACGACCAGCGCGACTGCGCGGTCATATGCATTCCCAGTACCGTCTGGTGCCACACCACAAGGCACAATAGGCGCCGCTGCAAATGCCGCCGGATAGGTCCATGTCGTTGTCGATGTGAAATAGGGCGCTGACCGCGTGCCGCTCCCAGCAGCAATAATGCTTCCCAAGTCAATTTTATGTGTGCATATCTGAGTGCCATCAGCCCATCTGGTATAGGCCCCATTGGCGTTGCTGCCCTTCTCGATCACCGCCCCCGTAGGGGCGCCGCTAGACTGAGCAACTGTCCCAACGATCGTCCCGGCGGTGTAGATTTCGCGCCATGCACTCCACGTCGCCGTGCCGCCGAGAGCGCGGACATAAGTGCTTGGGTCCGCGCTGCCATATTCGGTGAAATATTGCGTGGCGCGACCAGAATCGTCATAGATCACCAACAACGATCCGGCGGATGCAACCGGGTAATGATTGCCAGTCGTGTTGCCGCCGGTCGTGTTGTAGTAAAAACCGCTTGCCGTGATATCGTCCAGATCATCACTTGCGGTCAGGTTGATGGCTGACCCGCCGAGGCCATGAGCACCGTTTGTGAGAATTCGCCCAGATGTGGCATCTGATGCGCTGGACTGCACCGCCGTCCCGGTGACAGGCTTGTTCAGCTTGATGCCACCAGACAGCCACTCGATGATATCAGCCCCACCGGCCACCAAAGAAGCAGCGTTTGCGGCTGTGCGGCGGATACCGGTATCTTCATCAGCATTGAAGCGCATACCCCCCGCACTCAGCGACCCATCCGGGAACTTGCCCTGACCAATGGTGTCATAGACGCCCTGATAGTTCGTCATAAGAGCGTTGACCGCATCGACCAGGACAGCTGTCAGACCCTGGGTCGGGACAATGGCGTAGGCTTGGCCGGTCTGCGTGGTGCCTTCGTATGTTTTTGCCAGCGTGATCGACGTGTCGCTCACCACTCCCTCGATTTCGTAAAGCAGACCGTTCGGCATGAGGATACCATATCCCGCCTGCGCGGTGCCGACCCAGCTCGTGCCGATACCTGTGACCGTGGCGCTGCCATTGGTGACACTGATCGTGCCTGTCTTGATCCAGCTCATTTGCTCTCCTTTCGGCCCGGCTTCGCGGGCCAGTTGATTTGATGGGGAAACCCGGCTTGGTCGGTCAGGTCGCGCAGGGCCTGGCGATAGGCAGCCCAGGCGCTGCTGTCGCATTGCGCATCTGGCAATTGGGTCCAGTCACAGGCGGCCAGCAGCCGATCCCGGCCGGCGCGGGCATTGCGGGCCATCGCCGTGCGCTCCACACCGCGCTGTTCTGCTTTGCCACGCGGCACGATCCGGCCATGTTCGACCCGGTCAAGCATAGGGTCAGCAACACCGCGCAATACGTCCTGACCGGGCTTAAGATCACAGGCAACGCTGCGCACTGTGCCTGTCGCCCGCCCGGTAATCTGGCCGGTTTTGGTGTCGAAAATCACGAACTTATGCATCAGCGATATTTCACCTCCGCTGTCATCTTTGCGTTCTCAAGCCCCAGCCCGGATCCCAGCCGGTATTGCAGGATGAATGTCTTCAGGCCCTTGCCGACAGGTGCGTCCTTGCCCGAGAGATGCACGACGGGCTGGGCGACTTCAGACCCGACCGAATGCAGGACGCCAAGGGTGTCGGACCGGATGATGCGCAGCGACCAGGGCGCGTCCGTGGTCGTGGTGATCACCACATCCCCGCTGACGATGACCGATTGCGCATCCTCGGTCAGATCGACCGTAATCTGCATGTAATCGGTCCATGGATCGGCGGGGCCAGTATAGCCGGTGTCGCTGGTGGTGACGGTCATTTCAGCATCAAAATCAAGCGTGATGGACTGACCTGCCACCTGCAGCGTTCCGACCGCCGCATGGGTAATATTCGCGTTGGTGATCCAAGCGGTCGTCGCCAGCAATGTGTCGGAAAGGAAGCTGCCCGTCACTTCGACATCGCCGTCGAGCTTGATGTGCTGAGAATTCAACCTGATCAGTTCGGTCGGCCCGTCGACCGGATCATCCGCCGCGACCAGTTCGATCCCGGCCGAGGCTCCACCGGCACCAACGCGCCACGTCAGAGTTGCGGCGGCATACCCTTCAAGCGTCGTGATCGCCGTCGCCTGCTGTGTCACCGTGGCAGATATCGACCCGACAGTCGCCTCTACCGTATCGACCCGACCGCTCAGAGCGCTGTCGGCATTGGCGCGGGCCGTCTGTTCGGAAGTGATCGCGGCGGCATTCGCCCCGGCGGTCGCCTCTACCGTATCGACCCGCCCGCTCAAAGCGCTGTCGGCACTGGCGCGGGCAACCTGTTCGGAGGTGATCGCGGCGGCATTCGCTCCGGCACTCGCCTCTACCGTATCGACCCGCCCGCTCAAAGCGCTGTCGGCATCGGCGCGCGCGACCTGCTCGGACGTGATCGCGGCCTCAGCATCGCCCAATGAGACGGCAAGCGCTTCGCGCGCCAGCGCTTCTGCCTGCAACGCCGTGACACGGGCGATCCGCTCGGTCACGATCTGCGATACCGCATCTCCCAGACCGACAGTCAGTTCCTCGATCGATCCTGCCGTCGCCTCTTCCCCATCAGTGACGCGGGCGTAGAAATCAGAACGCGCGACCGCAAGTGCGGCCTGCAGCGCTTCGCGCCCGCCGTGATCGAACAGCAGCGCCCGCAGGGCAGCCAGCGCGGCGTCCTCGCCAGCCTGGCTGATACCTGCGGTCAGTTGGCGGCGGGAATTGGCGGCGGCGACCAGCCCGCCCTCGGTATCTTCGACGCGGCCGTCCAGCGTGTCGATCGCCTCTACCTGGCCCGCCAGGTCACCGCTGACCACGCCCAGATCGATCTGCACCTGGTGCAGCGCCCGGGCGGCGGCGCTGGCGCTGTCGGCTTCGATCCGGTTGACCTCGGTCAGACCAGCCTCGACATCGCCGACACTGGCCTCCATCGCCGTTATGTCCTCGGCCAGCGCCGTTGTCTCGGTGGCCCGGGCGGTTGTTTCCGCCTCGATCAGCGCAACAGCATCGTCATAGGCCACGCCAAGTGCGGTGCTGACCTGCGCAAGGCTTTCGCGGTCCTCATCGACCAGCGCAACCATGTCCTGACGCAGATAGGCCAGATCGGCGCGCTGCGTCTCAGCGGCGCCGTGCATGTCCAGAAGCTGGCGCAAGCTGGCGATCGCCTGGTCTTCCAGGTCTTGCCGCGCCTGGTGAATATCGGACAGCGCCACGCCGAACCGGGCACCGTCGAAGGCCGACAACGACAGCTCCACATTCGAGACGTCCGTCGCCAGTTCGTTGAAATCGGTCTGGGTAACCCGCAGCGCGATCTCTGCCTCCAGGCTGTCGATATCCGCAACCGCCTGCGTCAGGGTGGCCGACAACCCGTCGACCACCAATGTATCGGCCTTGAGCGTGATCGCGCCATTCAGCGCGTCGATATTGGCCTCGGCAACGCTGAGCCGTCCGTTGAAGTCGATCAGGATCGGCATATCCGCCGGATCGAGCTGCGCCTGGGCAATGGCCAGCGCCATATCGGTATAAGTCGCGCGCAATTCGATCGAGGCCAGGGCCGCGTCGAAATCTGCGCGTACCAGACCCATTTCGTCATCGATCCGCGCCACCGCTTCGATGCTGACCCGGCCGGTATCTGGATCGACCACGATGCCGGCATCGGCCATGCGCGACGACAACCCGGCCATATCCAGCTGCGCCGATAGCATCATTTCATTGATCTGCTCGACCGCTGCCGCTGTCTGCACCTCGCGCGGCAGCCGCAATTCCAGATCGCGATCGATCCGGGCGATGTCGTCGATCCGCGACGCCATACCGGCATCGAGACCGTCCAGCCGTCCTTCGGCAGTGGTGATGTCGGTGATCAGTTCATTGAGCGCATCGGTGGTCTCCCCGCGCAGCACATCGACCTGACCGCTGGCATCGACCAGCACTTCTTCGGCACGGGCGGCGGCCGCGTCGGCATCGGCCTGGGCCGCGTCGATCGCGCCGGTGATCGCCGTGGCGATATCTGCCGCGCCCAAACGCACATCCGGCGTGATCACCGGCACCCAAGTCGTCCAGGCCGTCGGGCTGTCCTGTACCAGCTCTGCACGGACCTCATATCCGGTCGCGGGCAGCACACCGTCCGCCACCACGGTCCCGCCGGCTGCCACGTCCTGCGTCGATCCGCGCAGCACCACTTCGGCAGTGGCGGTCAGGCGGATTTCCCACGCGATGCCGCGCGCGGTGTCGCCCAGATCGGGGTCCCAAACCAGCGACAGCGCCGGACGCCGCGCGGTGCTGGTGGCATCGTCGATCGATGTCGCGGTGACGCCAAACCCTTCGACCGGTTGCGCGGCGGGCAGTGACCAACCCACCGCAGTCGGGGTCGTGGGAAGTTCATAGCTGGACGACCAGTCGTAATCGCTGGGATCGACCTCACGCAAGGCCAACCGCTGCATGCCGCTGCGCAGATGATCCTCGTTGCGCCCGATTTCGAAGGACTTCGCGCCATAGCCATTCGCGGCGGATGTCCAGGCCACCACATCCAAGGGTTCCAGCACTGCTGCAGCCATTGTCAGGGTCAGCACATGGCGGCGGAACCTGCGTTGATCTTCCAGATAGGCGCGCATGATACGCTGGACCTGATTGGCATAGGGAACCGCTGGAAGCGACAGGGTGGCGGGCAGGCGCTTGCCCTGATCCTGAGCTTCGTATTCGTCGCAGAAACGGCCGGGCGCGTCATGGGCTTCCCAGTTGCTGTCCGGATCCGGGTGCGAGGCCAGCACCGCGTTATAGGTCTGATTGAGGCCGGGAAAGGGATCAAGGTCCTGTGATTTGGTGATCACGATATTGTCGTCGGTGAAAAAGAACACCGGCAGGCCGGGCCCACCGATCCGGATTTTCCAAACACCGCCTACTTCGGCGATTTTGCCCCCGGCCCCCTTGAGCAGTTCTTCGATCACGTCGGCAGGTTCTTCGTCAACGGCAACTTCGAAACTGGCGCGGAATTGCGGTTCGGTCCCGCCGCCGGACAGGGCGATATCGACGCCGCAGGCATTCATGCCGGCGAACCAATTATCGAGCGGCAGATCATCGGCCGACGCTTCGCCACCCCAAGTGCCCAGACCCGGCAATTCGATCCCGCGCTTGATGTTGTAGATCTGCACGGCGAGGTTTTCGGACGGTTCCCACGTCGATCGGTCGGCCCAGCGATGCGATCCGGTCCCGCCGACCGTGCTGTCTTTGCGAGGGTCGTAAAGCGGGATGCCGCCAATGACAAAACGGACCTGCGGCAGGTTATTAAAAAGTTCGCGATTGTAGCGGAAGGTCAGGATCGCATAGCAAATATCGGTGCCGACCATATCAGCCGACCAAGGCCGGTCTGGATAATCGCTGTATTTGTCCAGCAGCATCGGATCGGCGGTGGTCTGGCTGCCGTCGTAATATTTGATCCAGGCATAGCCATCGTAATCGCCTTTGACCGGCAATCCGTAATCGGAATGCGCTTCGGCGGGGGTGCCGATTTCGACCTCGTTGCCATCAAGGATCAGCCCTTCCAGCGTATGGCCCGGGATATCGCCAAGCTCGATGACATAGGTCAGGTAGTAATTCCGGTTCTTGCCCGGCCGCGAATGGCTCATCGCGGGGCACACCATCGTGCCGCCGGTCGCATATTTACCAAGGATGAAGCTTAGCGGGTTGGTCCCGCCGCCGGCAGTGGTGGAGGATTTGATCCCCGGCGCGCGCGGCTTGGGCGTCAGCGCCGTCTGCAGTGCCGAAATGGCCACGCCGGCCAACAGGCGGCCGACCGTGCTCGTCGTCAGCCAGCTGGAAAACCCCGCCCCGGCGGCCCAGGCCCCGAACGCAGCGGTCCCAAGCGCGGGGGCCGAGGCCCCGACCATTCCAGCGATGAAGGGTGCAGCCTGTGGCATCAGCGGACCCCAAAGGCGCGGGTGGCGTTCAGCCGTGGCATCAGATGCAGCCTGTCGATGCCCAGCACATAGATGCGTTCACCCTGAACAACCCCCAGCGCAGGCCCATCGGGCGTGTCGATTACAGCGCCGTCGCCGGGTTGGGCGAAAGACGGCGGGATCTCTGGCAGGTGATGAGCGGCCAGCGCGATATGGTCGCCAAAGCCATCTTTTCGCAGCACCCGCAGACCGCCGCGCAGCGTGGTGTAGCGGCCGCGATAGGGCGCGGCATGGTCCTTTCCGGTCTGGGCCTCGACCGCGCCGGCAAAGAACAAAGCGCAATCGTGAATGCCCGGTTGAAAGGGGGTTTCAACGGCGGTTGAAAGGTATTTGATCAGGCGGCTGTTCCAGTCGGGATATCGCATTCGATCACCTTTCCGGAACAGTCGTGACAGGCGCGGGCGGCGGCGAAGTGCTGGCGCGGGTTTCGCCCCACCAAACGTCGGTCTGACCGCTCACATCTATGTAGCGGCGAAACCTGTCGCCGCCGCGCAGCTTCTGGACCTCGTCCGATTTTTTCAAAGACAGTGGAATGGTCAGCGACCGCGCCGCACCGACCACGGCGACTTCGACCTTGACTGTGCCGCCCTTGGCCGGGACCGTCACCGGTGCCGCGTCGATCGATCCGGTGAATATCCGGGTTGGTGGCGCGATCTGCTGCGCCGTATCCGGATCGTAGAAGACGCGGTGCATTTCGACCGGTGCCAGGCGCGGGTCATAGCCTTTCAGCAGTTGCTCGATTTCGGGTTTCAGCCCCTTGAACGGGATCCGATGGGTCCGCACCGACAGGCCGGTTTCATAGGTCAGCGTTTCGGTCCCCGCGACGGTACCGGCGCCGTAATAGGTGCGGACATCGCCCCCGATGGTAAAGTCCTGGTGATCATCACCGGTCCACAGCCCCAGCGTTTCTACCGCGCCGGTCGTGCGGTTCTTGGCCTTGAACCAATAGAGGATATGGATGTGTGCAGCGGTCCGGTCGGCCAGATAGGCGGCGGTGTTGGCATCATAGTCGCGCATGGATCACCTCAACGTCTGACGAAAACGAAAACTCATGCCATCATTGAATGATCTGGCATTCGTGCCCGGTGTCACGCTGTCGGGGATCATGAGCGCCTTGCAGGACGGGCGGATCAGCGACACGCCGGTGCCTACCGTGGCACCGGGGCGGATCGGCGGCGTAACTTCGAATACGGGGGTCACGCCGCCACCGCTGGATATCACCGAAGACGTCACCACGCGGTGCAGGCCCCGGCGGGTGGGCGAGGTGCCGTAATCAAAGGCGATGTAATCGCCAACCGTCAGCTCGTAGGCGGCGGGCAGATTGGTCAGCGACAGTTCACGCGCATCGACTTCCAGCGAATTGATCTGCGGCGTGATCGCGCCAAGGATCGCGCCGCCGGGGTCTTGTCTGGGCACCGGTCGGCGCGTGTCATACAGCATGAACGACCGGCCCGGTTCCTGTAGCAGGGTCAGATAAACCTCGGCCTGGGCGATTTCGTCATAGCGCATCCGTCCCAGCGTGATTTCGCCCTCCCACAGCCGGGTGCCGAGAGACCAGGTATAGATATCGCCATCGCCTGTTTCATCGGCCCCAAACGCGCCGGGCAGATGGAAGGCCACGCTGCGGATCGGCAGCAGGTCGAAAAACGCGGCAGAAGAAAGCGGAAAAGACAATGCCATCAGCCAATCCCCCTCGGATCATCCTGCACTTCCTTCATTCGCGCAGGCAGGTTGCGGTCATAATCGGTCAATCCTGACTGCATGATTTCGACAGATGCGTTCGCCCCTTGCTGCAGGATGGTGCCGATCAATTCCTTCGACAATTCCACCCGCATCACGGTTTGACCGCCGCTGCTGGTGGCATATCCGGCCACTGGAGCGGCTGTGCTGGTTTTGGCGATCGACGCGACGGCGCTCGTCGACACTGTTTTGCTTCCAAGGCTGAACATCGGCCCTGAGATGCCCAGCAGGTCGGCCATCCATCCTTCACCCAGGAAAACCGCCTGGGCAGCGGCGTCGAGTGCTGCGATCCCAATGCGGTTCAACACACCGATCAGTCCTTCGCCCTCGCTCATCGAGCTGCGGAAACTGTCGTAAAGCGTCTGGTTCAGGAAATCTTCTGCCCCTTGAACGGCTTCGATCGCCTGCTGTTCGGCCAGCCGGGTCGTGATCAGTTGCTCGATCTCTGCCCGTTCTGCCGCCGTGGCCCCTGCAAGAACCTGACGGTGGCGCAACAATTCCTGCCGCACCGGATCGGTTTCCCGCAGAAGATCGAGTTCGTCCTGCATCTGAATGATCAGATGGGTGACAGCTTCCGCCTCGTTTCCAGCCGCGCGGCTTCCTGAACGCTGTGTTCTTAAAAGCTCCTGCCGGGCCTGATTGTTGCGCTCAATCTGCGTCATATTGCGCACATATGCTTCGCGTTCTGCATCCAGAGCCGCTAGTTCAGCCCCTTCAGCACCGTCGCGCCGAACACCCTGAGCAGTGGTGATCCGTCGGCGCGCCAATGCACCGGCCCGGGCAACCGGATCATCGGCGTATTGTAGCTGTATTTCGCTTTCCGCAAGCGTCGCGATACTTTGAGAACCCAACGCCTGAGATGCACCGATCGCGCGGGTGAGTTCATCGGCAATTCGCCGCGCCTCATCCGCTGCGGCGCTGAGGCCGGGTGCGATATTCAGGCCCGCCATTTTCTGGCCAGCATCGAACGAAGCCATGATCTCCTTTTTCAGATCATCAGAAACGTTCTTACTGTTGACCAGTTCCTCATAGGCCCGGCGTTCTGCCTGCTGGCGCAAATGGGCCACTTCGGCGCTTTCCTTGCCGTAGCGGTTGATGGCCTGCTGGATCGCATTCTGTTCATTCAGGTCGGCAAGAATGCGGCGGGCGGCCTGATCCTCTTTCAGGCGGGTTTGAAGGTAGTCTGTGGCGCTTGTCTTTAAGCCATCCCAAAGGCTGGTCAGCGCCTGCATATTGGCACGAGCCGATGTGTCTTTGGTCGCTTCATCGACCTTGGCACCGCTCAGGATCAGATCGCGAATGATCGCGGCCAGTCCATTATAAAAATCCTCCTGTTGCGCGTTAAGGTTTTCCAACCCGCCAGCCGTTTCCAGAAGTTGCTCCCGCAGATCCAGTGCAGTTCGAAGCTTGACCGCAGGTTCCTCGCTCCGGCTGAGCAACTCGAGATTTTGTTGGAACAAGGTGCCCGCTTCACGCGCCGAGGAACTGATCGAATTCAGCCCAAGGAAATCCTGCGCCGCCGATTGACCCGAGCGATCATCCCAGTAGGAGAGGTCAAGCACGAGGTTGCGAATGCCATCGGCTTGTGCATCGAGAGACTGGTAAAGGTCGACCTTCTTCATCGCAGCCATGTCTGCAAGGATCGCCCGAAGAACCGGATCTGCCGTTCCGAACTCATCGACCATGCCAAGGACGGACAGACGCGATTTTTCCGAACTGTCGCTGAATGCCTCAAGCGCTTCACGCGTGGCCTCGATCCGGTCCTCGAGCTTCATCGCGTCCTCTTCGGAACCAACCAGCCATTGGGTCATCGCCGCGCCGGCAGCAATCGCGCCGATGGTCACAAGGTTGATCGGGCTCAGCATCGACAGGAATGCACCGCCCAGGGCGCGCGCCGCGCCTGCCGCGCCCATTGGCCCGATGACCTGGGTGATCTGGGTGCCTTGTTGAAGGGCCAATTGCAGCGGGTTCTGGCCTGCTGCCATCATCATGCCGACATCGTTGAACTGGGCGACCAGGTTGCCCATGCTGCCCGCCGCCACGCGATGCGCGTTGCCGGTTTGGATCGCGGTCTGACCTGCCGTTTTTTCCGCCACGATCAACTGGCGGATTTCGCGTTCGGTCATGTCGGCAGATCCGGCGAGGGATTTCAGATCACTACCTGCCTTGCGCCCCTTTCGGCCCATGCTTTCGCTGGCAGTGCCGAGGCTTTCGACTTCGCCGCGGGTCTTGCGCACTTCGGCCTGAGCGATCTGGCCGTCGGCGGTAATCTGCATGTTGACCACAAAGGTCATCGCCAGCCTCTTTCCTCGTTCATTGCGGCCACCGCGCCGCTTTCGATGATCCTGAGCCTTGTAAAATCGTCGGGGCCTATGGTGATCCCGGCCATTTCCAGCCCGGCCTTGGCGGCGGTGTAATCCAGCCCGGTCACCCGCGCCGGCCCGTCCCGATTGGCAACCTCGCGCCATTGCGTCGCGACCACGAGAAAGGCAGAAACAGCGGCCTCGTGCATCACCCACACACCCTGGCGATCTGGTTTCCCCAGGTCCTCCGGGGTCATTTCCAGCCCAAAGCGGCGCGCGTCTTTCAGGGCCTCGTCTTCCTGGGCGGTCTCGTTAAACAGAGATCCGTTTGCCCAGGCGCGGCCGGCCCAGGTCAGTTTCCCGTCGCACCCTTCGTTACCGCCTTCGCATAGCCCCGGATCAGCCCGAGACGGACATCCTGACGCGCCAAAAGCTGTTCACGGATCTCGTCGTTGTAAGGCAACGGGTTGCCCTTTTCGTCGCCCAGATCATTGAAGCAGACAATGCGGCGGCGCAGGTGGTCCTTGATCTGCTCATCGCTCATCGCGATCTCTTCATCGCCATCCTCTTCAGGGACAAGGCGGAAGGTGACATTCAGTTTCTGGATACGGTGACCGCCATCCACGGGTTCGTGGATGTCGATGTCATGCCGGAAGGTGGGTTCGTTGACTACTGTGAACATGGGGGCCTCGTCAGGTCAGGGTCAGGGTCCATTGGTCGTTGCCTGCAACCGGCAGCGGGACCATGCTCAGCGGCCATTGCTTGGCCTTCTGGCTTTCTTCCAGGCTATCAAGCGCCTGCATCTCGGCGGCCGGGATATCGAGCGTGGCGATGTTGCCTGCCGTTGTTCCATGCACCATCTGGATCGCGACGGTGGCCCCATCATTGGCCTTCTGGAACGGGTTAAAGGTGGTAAGCGCGACCGCGTCGACCTTCGCATCGACCGTTTCGGACCGATCAGCGATGATGATTTCGTCGACGTTGAACAGGAACCGCTTTTCGATCTGGATGCCGGCATCCAGCATCAGACTGTTCGCCACCAAAGCGAGCCCCCCGATCGTGTAGGTCGGAGTATTCGTCGCGCTGGCGACTTTCGGCTTTTTCCAGCTGGTGGTGACAATGGTCGGCTGCGGCTGTTCGGTCGGCATGTTGAACAACCCGGTCAGTTCGAATTTCAGGTAGGGGATGCCTTGGGCGTTGGTTTCCAACTTGACCGCGCCGCGCACACCGGTCAGCGCATAGAGCGTGGCCCCGACCCACAGGTAAACCGTGGCGCTTTCATGGCCGTCGGTGACCGGGTTATAGGTGACCGAGGTGGTGGCGACGATGGTTTCGGCCATACCGCAGCAGCGCAGCAGAGCCCCCCATGCCGGGGCAGTTCCGGCGGTACCGGAAGGGGCCAGTTCAATATCGAAGCTGATCACGCTGTGCAGCCCGGTCAGGATCGACGGATCCGCACCGAGATGCGCCTTGTCCAACTCGCGCTGGACCTTTTCGCCCTTCATCGGGCTCAGGCTGATATTCTTGGCCAGCACCGCATCGGCCGCGCCGGTCGGGGCGGCGTCTGTGCCATAGGTGGTTTCCAGCTTCAGTAGCAGGACTTTCGAATTCCATCGGATCATCTATCAGCCCTCCTCTCGAGCGGGTTTTGCCGCCTGGGGTTCCGGTGCGGTCGGTTTTACAGCACCGGGAACGGCGGGTTTGGTCGGTGCCTGCGACTGCTTCAGCTTGCCTTTGGCATCGCGGGTGTAACTGCCGCCCGCCGAGGGCAGCTTCGGGATAGGGCCGGTCATGGTGTGATCCTCAGCTGGTCGTTGATGGAAAAGTCGAGTTGGTAAATCAGGACGCCCTGCGCCATGCTCAGCTGCGCCCCGCGATTGAGTTCGAACACGCCGGTTTCATCATTAGGGGCCCAGCCCACGATGGCGGCGATCACGTCGATGATGAACGGATGGAGTGTTTTCAGGACCCGGCTGCCCTTCGGATCGGTGCCACGAATGACCAGGACAACGCCGATGGTTTCCTTGACGCCCTGGTCGATGACGCCAGACATCGCGTCGGCCCCGGTGCCGACCAGGCCAAGCGGCACCACGTAAGCCATCACCGGCGCCGGCGAGAGCGCTTTGGAAGCCAGCAATTCGGCAAGGCTTGCCGTGTCATCGACGCGTTCCAGGTCGGGCACCTTGGCGTTCAGACGTGCGATCACCTGGTCCAGCATCAGATGAAGCTTTTCAGGTTGCTGGCGGTAAAGGGCCGGTCACGGTCGGTCGTCGTCACGCCGCCGGCATCGTTGACGTCCGGTTCCGCGCCGCCGACCTCAAGCTGGATAATGCCTTTGGCAATGTCCTTGAGGCTGTCTAGGGCCAGCTTGTGATCGGCCTTGGCCTTTTCGTCCGGTTCGTAGAGGTGCAGGTCGTAATAGCCGAGAACCTCGGCCAGCGGGCGCAACTGCGGCGGCACGACGGCCAGCGGCAGGGCGTAGCGGGCCATCAGGTAGCCATCGATCAGCGCATCGGTATCGGCCAGAACACGCGCGATCAGAGCGGTATCGAACGCGCCGGTCGGGGTTTCGGCCCGGTCGGTCAGCGCGATCAGCCGGTCTTCGCCGTAGCGGTCGATCAGATCCTGTTGCGTGGCATAGGTCATGATGGCTCTGAATTCTGGGTGGGAGGGATACCGGGGGCGATCTCAGCCGCCCGCCGGCAGGCTCTGGTGTCAGAGCAGGCGCGCCTTGGGATGGGAGGAGGGCGCGCTGAGGATCAGGCTTCGATTTCCTTGCGAGCCGAGATCAGCTTCGGTTCGCCTTCGATCAAAGCAAGCTGGGCTTTGCTCAGGTCACCGATCGGGATCCGGACGGGGTCCTTCCCGAAGGTGTGGCCTGCCCGGCGGAAACCGGCGGCGGGGCCGACCACCTCGATCACCTCGACCTTGTCCTTGGCCGGGGCTTTCGGTTTGGTCGCGGACTTCGGTTTTACCGGAGCTTTCGGCTTGTCGGCAGTGGTCGCCTGGGTCGTGTCAGGTGCGGTCTGCGTGTTGTTCGGATCGGTCATCGCTCAGCTCCTTAAGCCAGCCACGGCACGACCAGCAATTCGGCGGTGCCCTTCCATTCGTTGGTTTCGCCACCCGACGCGTTTTCGCTGTTCAGGATCTTGCGGGCTGCGCTTTCCAAGGTGGGCGGCACCACCAGCAGCTTGGGCATGATCCCAAGCGGACGGCCACCGTCGCCCTTCATGCCGGTCAGCGCGGCGCGCGCGATGGCGTAGTTGCTGGCATTCAGGGTCTGCTTGGACCCCCAGGCGAACTGCCAGAAGCCGAAACCCGCATTCCCACGCGCATCGGTGCCATAAACGAATTCGTTATTGTCGAAGACGTTGTCGTCGGTCAGGCGGTCCTTGCTGGTGAAGGTGAAGTCGCGGCGTTTTTGCAGAATGATCGGCTTCAGCGCGCGGCTGACGTCAAGCAAGAACCAGGGCGTCCCGGAACCGCCATCGGTATTGGCAACCGAGGTGACTTCGCCAGCTTTGTCGAGCACAGGGTGATCGGTGTCGAAGAAATACTGGCCGTCATAACAGGCGGTGGTAAAACCGGCCTTCAGCAGTTCGAAGACAAGCATGTCCCACTTGGAACCGGCCGACTGGCCCAGTTCGGTGAACAGCGGGCCGTAGATCCCGAGATTATCGGTTTCGATGTCATCGCGATCGACACCGATGGTCAGTTCCCAGGGCTTTTCCTTGATCGAATAGTCGTGCTGTTGCAGGTTCTGAACCGCACGGGCACCGATCCATTCACGCACGTTTGGCACCTTGCCCAGCCAGCCGTATTTCTGTTCTTTCTGGGTCGCACTGACAATGGTGGCCACGCTGGTATGCATGGATTGCGCCTTACCCAACCCGTTCTGGAACAGGGTCGAGAAGCCGACGCGCAGGGTGTTGAGGTTTGCTGCGTTCACGAGCATCTGAGGATCTCCTTAGGAAGCGTTGGTCAGGGCTTCGTCGAAACGAACCCAGACGCCATTGGCATCGACGTCATCGATGATCCCGGCCGGCGAACGGGTCGCGGTGCCGTCGGTCTTGGCGACGGTCTGATCATCGACGGCGTAAGCCTTGTTGCCGATATCGGCGATGGTGATTTCGTCGGCGGCCGCTGAATTAGGCATAGCGATAGGTGCCGGGCCGGTAGGACACGGTCAAATTGCCAGCGGACCCGGACGAATTGTCGACTTGTTCTTCGGCCCGGCCGATCCCGACCAAGCCGGTCGCGGTCTGGCCCTTGACGACATAGCCAGAGGCGTTGCGCATCAGCATGGCCCCGGCGTAGATCATGGTCGACGCGGCCACCAATCCCTGGCGGTCATCGCCCTGCAAACGGGGCGTGTTGCGGTCTTTGGTCAAAGCCGTCATCGATCAGGCCTCCTTTTGATCTTCGCCCAACGCCTTCGAGAAGGCGTCGGATGCAATGCCCAACTGGGCGGCGATGGTTTGCTGTTCGGAATTCAGCGCAATCGAGCCGTCGGTGTTTTTCGGCGGAACCAGGGGAATGGTGCGGCCCGGTTCAATGATCGGCATGGCCTTGATCAGATCCTCGGTGCGGGCCGGGTTTTCGGTATGCATGGCGATAAGGCGGTCACGCTGGACCGAAACGCCAACCCGGCCTTCCTTGATCGCGCCATCGACAAAGGCTGCGGCCTTGGTATTGACGGCCTCGGTGCGCAGTTCATTCATCTGGGTCGTGACGTCCTTTAGTTCGGACTGCAAAGCGATGAACGCCTTACCGTCGTCGCCGGTGGTCTTGGCTGCTTTCAGAACGTCGGCTGCTTCGCTGGCTTCAGGCAGCCCCAAGGCGACAGCGATTTCGGACATCTGAGAGACAAGCTCTGCAGCGCCTTCGTCAGTTTGGCTGTCCCGAGCTTCCTGCAGCTCGGAATGCATCGTGGTGACGGCGTCTGCGACCGCATCTTCGGTCGCGCCTGCCGCCAGGCCGAGGATCTCGGCCAGTCGGGCGATAAAGTCCATTTCGCTCTCCTGGTTGAGCGCGGTCAGGCCGCGCAGGTTGGGTTCGTTTGTCAGGGAAACATTGAGGATCGTCGTGATGTCGCCCGCCTTGGTGTGGCGGAAGACAGGCGAGACCCCCCAATAGGCGCGGTCCGACATCAGCGACTGGCCCTTCGAGGTCCAATCGACCTTGGCCCAGATACCGTCGTCGCGCGCCTCCATGTCGGTGATGTATCCGACCGCCGGCGCATCGCCACCGCGCGCACCAGACAGGAAGGTCGAGTGATTGACGTCGACGATCACGCGCTGCTTGCGCCCCATGCTGGCCGCGATCAATTCGCTCGCCCGCGCATAGCGGTAAGGGCCGTCGCCTTTGTGGGTGGCGATTGGCTCTCCGCCTTTCGGTAGAATGTGGATCCACTCAGGCACGGTTTCACCCGCCCGTTCGGGCAGGCTGAGTGCAGTCATCATGGCGATATCGGAGCGCAGTTTCATACAGCGAATATCGCTGCTTTACTTATATCAATATACCCGCAAGCGCTTGTGGGGCAGGTTGATTTGGGCTCTGGCTACAAGGTGACGCCTGATCCGCGCGCCGTCAATTGCCACCTTGAGAAAGATCCTCGAGCCATTCCTCGACCAGTTCGGTGAGCAACAGGCCATCCTCTTCGGAAATGCCCAGAAAAGGCCGGGCCGGGATGTCGCCCCAAGGGATCTGACTGCCGTTCGACATCGATCCGAACGCGCCCTGCGATGCGCCAAAATGCTGGACAGCGGCATAAATCAGGTTCGACCCCCAGCTGACCTGGGTGGCGTCGGCCTCGTAGAAGATCTCCGAACTGAGCCGCCCGGTCGAGCCAAAGAGTGGGCGGGTTTCAGGTGCCTTTCGTTTCAAGGTGACGGCACTGTTGGACGCCCAGGCCGTGCCGTCGGGCGTAGTGCCTTCCTTGAAACGCTGCTTGGTGCGCTCGACCATCAACTCGCCGATGTCCTGCATCAACTGCTGCGGATTACCGAGGCCCTGGTCCAGCCGGGCAAGCCCGGCCAGCGCGTCGGTGGCGTTGAATTTCTCGGTGATCAAGGTTATATTCCTCCATGCAGGCGTGACACGGTAATATTCTCGCGGCCGTAACACGATCTTCGGATCGGAGTGCTATGCAGGGTTTCCGGGAAACCGGGTTGCGGGGCCCTGCCGCCTGCACCTACTCCCCCCAGCATCCAACTTTTCAGCATCGAAACCATAGGGCTTGGCATCAGTCTATGGTTTTGTTGGATATTCCACTGCATGCGAATAGGGGGCCGGACCACGCCATCCACCGCATCGGCGACAATGGAACCGTTTGGAGAACTCGTAGCCAGGCTGCGCAGCCGCTTTCCAAGCATGCGCGCATAAAAACGCCCGCAGTCTATTTCTAATGAAACCCATATCAGCGCTCCTTTCTGCGCAACCGGAGAAGAGCGCGATCTCGCTCCTCAACATCCGCGCTCAGCCGCCGGAAGCTGGTGACATAGAGTTCATTGCCAGACAGGGTGGCCTTCACCACCAGGACGTGGCCGTTGGCATCGGGCGGCACCTTCACGAAAATCAGGTTATTGGCGCCATCGCGGATGATCTCGGTCGCGTCGCTGACCACTTCCTGCGCATGGCCATAGTCGAGGATCGACAATTCAGGATGCTGCCGGAGCTGTTTCGCGGCCGTTTGCGGTGACAGCTTGGCGATGGTTACCTTCGTACCCATTTCGTCTGCCAACGACTGGGGGATGCGGGCCAGAGGCCACAGCCCGACGGGGTTATCCAGCCATGCGCCGAACAGGCTTTCGGTCAGCCAGCTCTGGATCAGGTCAATTGACGGCCGTTCGGGCAGCTTCTCCAGCTTGTCGCGCAGGCTCAGCACCGTGCCGCTGACACTAGCGCCCGGCGCATAAGCCCAGCCCTTGTCGATCCCGGCCGGGGCGCCGGTCCGTGGATCGATCTTGTCCCAATCCGGCGGCAGCCGTTTCGAAGGATCGCCGCCGAGCCGGATCGCGCCCTTCATCGACCTCGCCCCGTTGACATAGCAGCTGCAGCCCCAGCCGTTGGGCGGGGCGTGGGTTTGCCAGAATGGATGGTCGATCGGCAGTATCAGCCCGTCCCAGGCCAGATGCCATTCGCGCGGTTCCCGCGATGCGCCATGCCGATAGACGCCATATTTGAACCCGCCCTCCATCAGCTGGGCCCAGCGTCCGGCGGCATAACTGGTCTTCGCGTTGGTGCGGTAGATCACGCGGGTGCGCCATGCCTCGCCGCCCTTGGTGCCCTCACCGGTCCAGCCGTGCCAGCCATGGTCTTCCACGATCTGGCGGAAGTCGCGGCGGAACTCCTCGAGACTTGTGCCTTTCTCGATCGCCTTGTCGACCGCCTGTGCAAGATCGGCCAGCAAGTCCGCCTTGGTCGCCCCGGCCACCATGAAGGCCCGGTCATGGGCGGAATGGCGCAGATCGTCCCAGCGGCTGGTGGGGACCAGATTGCCCAGACGAAGCCGGAACGCGGCAAGCTGCTCTGGAAACGGCCGGTGGAAGATGCCCTGAAGGTCAGGCACTTTCATCCTCCTGTACCGCGCGGCCACCGGCATGCGACGCCATGCTCGCCATTGCCAGCACGGCAGCCAGTTTCTGGTGATCGAGATCGGGGAAGCCGGCCAGCAGATTTTCGCGCAATTCCTCAAGCGACCCGGCAGCATTTACCATCGCCTCGATCCGCGAAATCATCGCCGTCATTGCAGGGGCGGCTTCGACTTCAAGCCGCGCTGCCAGGGTCTCCACCGGGTCGGGTTCGCCAGAACGCGCCACAGCGGCTGTTTCGGCCTGAAGCGCGGCATCGGTGCCCTGATCTTCATCATCGCGCTCCTGACCCGTTAAATGGGTGTTTAACGGCGATTTTGACGGAGAGGGGACGGTGTCGTTTTCGCGATCGGGCGGAGTTTGGGCCGATCCGCCGATGATTTCATCGTTTTCGCCGGGTTGCGACAAGCCGAACTTGGCATGGATTTCGGATTGCTTCACCGGCAGACCCAACTGGACGAATGGCGTCAGCCCATCCGCGAATGCTTTGAGGTCTTCATCCTCGGGCCGGGCGATGATCAGGCGCGGGTAGGTTTTCTGCGGGCCGAATTCTAGCTGCACCCAAGGCCGGATCAGATCGCGGTTCAGGATGGCTTGCAGGGATTTCGCATCGGCGCGTTCGATATCCTCTTGCACCTCCCGGTGCTCTTTCCCCGATCCCAGGCCGCCAGTGACGGCATCGGTGGTCGCGGTTTGCCCCAGAACCGCCTTGGACATCTGTTTGTCGTACCAGTCGGCACGCTTTTCATAGAGCGAAACCGCAGCGCCCAGGTTCCCGGTCTCGATGAATTCGATCATCATGCCTTCGGGCACGATCGCGGCGCAGTCGCCTGCGATATTGGCCACGGCCTGGAACAGCTTCTCGCGGTCTTCCTTGGAGGTGCCCGGGCCATATTTGCCGACGCGCAACGGCTGGCCGTAGGTCTGGCTGAAGATCGCCCAATCGCGCTCTGTGTATTTCTTGAACAGATAGGCCCAGAGCGCAATGCGGGCCAGACCCGACCGCAACGGCAGGCCGGACTTGGCCTTGATCCTGGCATAGACGAACTTGAACGGCTTCAAGGGCTGGCGCTGGCCGTTCTCATCGAGCTGCAACGGCGTGGTCAGATCGAGAGGGTCAAAGGTAAACCAGCGCGGATCACGCCATTCCAGCCGGGCAGGTTCCCACTGGGCCGACGACCTGTCCCAGATGATTTCGGTCATCGAATAGCCTTTGCCGATACAATCGAGCGTGTCGAACAGCTCGTCGGACAGCTCGTCGCGGGTCAGCCAGTCGCGGATGCGTTGCGCGATCCTTTCGGCCTGTGGGCTGTCGTCCCCCGGCTTGACCGTGATATCAAGCTGACTGACCGAACGGCGGCGGGTGCCCAGAACACCGACATAGTGCAGATCGCGTTCCTCGATCGCCTCGGCCAGTTCCAGGTAACGCACCGGATCACCGGCATCCGCTTCGCGCAGGATCTGGCCCAGGCGCAGCGGCGTCAGGCCATCGGCCGGGTATCCGGTAATCGGTGATCGCACCCCGCCAAAGGTGGGGGCCGCAATCTCTTCGGTCAGGCTATGCCGTTCCACCGGGCGGCCGTATTGGTCGAGAAGCTGTGGAGTTTTAGCCATAATGTTTTCCTTCCGCCGCCTTCAATCTTCTTCCAAGTCGCTGAAAACGCCGAGAGCCACGTCTTCCCAATACGACCCACAAATGAAGCAGTATTCGCTTCCCTCTTCAGGAACCGCGCCGCACTCGCAAAAGTCGCCCTTTGCCTCGGCCAATATTTCCTCGGCTTCGCAGACACGTACCTTCGGCATCTTCAAATTCCCCCCGCAGCCTTGCGCCAAGCGGGGGGCGCCACCAGCTGCGCGTAGGCGCGTCGTCGCCATCCGTCGGGAGGGCACCGTTGTGGCCCTGTGAAGACGTGTTCACGCCGCGATAGTCGTATTCGACGTAATCCTGCCGGCTGGCGAAATACCCCAGCGCGCAAGCGACTGCGCTGTCGCCGTGCCGGTCGAACCCGTCCGATCCCTTGAAGCGGAAATCGCGCGGCACCCGGATGATGCCATCCACGAATTGCAACGCCTGGTGATCGGCCAGCACGTCGGCATGCTTGGGCAGAACCACGGTCTTGTCGCCAAACGCCTCGATATAGGGCGGCATTTCCAGCTCGTACCACTGCCGGGAAAAGGCGACTTCGATAATGCGCGATCCGTAGCGCTGCGCGGCTTTCTCGGCCAGGTAGGCGCCGTTGCCGGTTTTATCGAGCGCGCCTTTAGCGAAATTCGGAATGCGATCGCAGATGTAGAACAGGATGTCGCGCTGCTGATCGAACGGAATATTGCGCAGTTCCACCACCAGCTTGACCCGACGCACCAGATCTTCGCCCAGCTCATAAATCACGATGTCGGTGACATCGCCGGAACGCGCGAAGTCCTCGCCCATGAAATGCTGCCGGTTCTCGTCAAGCCGTTTAAGCACCGGTTTAAGGGTGGTTTCACACCAGTCCTTGGCCTTGCGAATGCGCTCTTCGTCCGGTGCGTTCTTGAAATCATCGCCCTGGGCCCAGCGTTCCACGGGAATGCCACCGGCCATGACCGCCTCGATCTGGACGCGGGTCAGTGCTGCGCCTTCCATCTCGGCCGGGATCGCGTCCAGCTCCTGACGCATGGCGGCGGTGCGGGAACCATAGGAGCTGCGGATCTGCGCTTCCCATTTGTCCTGGGCGTCCTGTGACCATTCCTTGCCGCGCATCAGGCAGACGCGCTGGTAAAGACCGTTTTCAACAGCCTTTGAAAACGGGATGAAATGGACCTTAAAGGGGTTCTTGCCGGCCTTGGCCTCGCGGATCAGCTCGTTGAAGGCGTTCAGCACCCCGTTATGGGTCGAAATCACCCGCACCTTGCCGCCCCAGATCAGCAGCGCGTTCACCGCGTCGATGACTTCTCGGACGTTCTTGTGGAACGCCGCCTCGTCGATCACCACGACGCCCTGAAGGCCTCGGATGTTGGCCGGGTTGGAACTCAGCGCCTCGACCCGGAAGCCGCTGTTGAAGGTGACGCGATAGGCGGTGATGCCCTTCGAGGTGCCGTCTTCGCGTTCGTCCTTGAAGATGAACTCTTCGATCTGGTGCAGCTCGCCCGCGATTATCTTGGCGAAATGCGCCACGTAGCCGATGAATTCGCGGCCCTTGTCCTTGGTGTCGCCGATGTAGAACACGTTCGACCCACCTGCCTTGCGGCTGGCGGCGGCGATCAGCGTGTCGTCCAGTGCTTCGGCAAAGGTGATGCCGGTACGGCGGCCTTTCTCGGCAAGCTTCAGGTCTGACTGATCCTCCAGCCAGTCCTTTTGGTGCTGCATGAGGATGCCATCGGCCAGCGGGTCCAGATCTTCGGGGATCTGCGCACCACGCGGTAATTCCTCCGGCAGCGCCGCCGGGTCGCGCGTCAGGATCGGTTCGGCGGGGACAAGATGGCTCTCTGTGTCGGTCATGGAAAAACTTTGCAGAAAGCGACGAAACTGACAGAGTTGCCGGATTGGATTTTCAGAACAGCGGGAATGAAAGCATGATTGATATTGCGACGATCACCGCCGTCCTCGGGGCGGCAAGTGCAGGGGCCAGTGCCACGGGGCAGGCGGTTGATGTTGTCGGCAAGCTTAAGAACCTTGTCGGCTCCAAAGATGATAGCGAAGCCAAAGCGCTTGCGGGAGAACTCGCGGACCAGCTTTACCAGGTGAGGATCGCCAATCTCGAGGTCGTAACCCAGCTTCAAGACTTGCAGCGGCAGGCAGAGAAAGAAGACGAATTCAAACAAACGCGAGCGCTTTATGCACCGTTCAAATTGCCCCAAGGCGGCAAGGTTTTGAAACTCAAGCAAGGCGTCGATGACGCCTCTGAACATTGGGAACTCATCTGCCCGATCTGCGCGGTGAACAACCAAAAAATCGTCCCTCTTCAGGGCAGCTCCGATCATTTCGATCTCAAATGCGCGAACTGCAACTCGGTATTTCCGAATGTCACCTGGGACACAGCAGAGGTCTACTGAACTGGTCGTGAGCATCACGCCTCCTCCCAATACCCGTCGCGCAGCCAGCCATGCCAGCCGCAGTCGAGGCGGTTAACGGAGGGTGAAAGCGTCGGGTCGGCGACCGACCCGTTCCAGTTCCAGCTGGGGCTGTCGGCCGGCTTCACGTCGATCCCGACCTTGATCCGCACCAGCCCGCCGCAGCCGCAGGGGCAGAAGAACCACAGGATCGCCTCGTCGGTCGCGCCCTTGGTCAGGTCAAAATGCGTGGCGCCGGGATGTTGCGAGGCGCGGAATGCATCCGGGTTCGGGAAATGGATGGCGCGGATCATGTTTTCAGCCCCAGGAACTTGTTGCGCATGAGCGCGATCCGCTCTTCGCTCATCCCCGCCTCGGTCACCGCTTCCTCGAACCGTTCGGCGGCGTCGGCCTCGGCCGCTTCTCGAGCCTCGCGGGCGACGCGCTTGCGCTCATCGTCCAGCAACTTCTCGCGCATGCCGGAACTGGCCATGAGGTCCTTCAGCATCCGCCCGAGGGCCATCAGGTCCTTGGGCTCCAGATGGCCGTCTTCCTCGCGCACACTCTGGATCATGTGGACCGCGCTGGTGGCGATCATCTGCATCAGCACCTTGTGCAGCTCGCCCTCGCCTTCGATGTCCATGTCCGACAGCAGCGTCTCGGCGATCTGGAAGGCTTCGCGCTGGTCTTTGAGCGCTTTGGAAAACTTGCCGACCGCCGTCTTGCCCACGGTGATCTCCAGCCCTTCCTCCTGAAGGCGGAAGTTCAGCGCTTCGGTGACGTCGAGGATGTCGCCAAAGCCGCGTGTCTCCAGTTCTTCCTTGAGCCACTTGCGAAGCTCGGCAGGCAGCAGATCCAGTTTGGCGGGTGTGGGCATGGCTCAGCTCCCCGGCCGGGGACGCTGAATACCGGGATGCCGCGCGATGCCCTGCGCCACCTCGATCCCGCGCAAGGTGGCGGTGACCACGATGAAGCCACCGTGATCTTCGGTCGTGATCAATCCCTGCTCTTGCAGCCAGGTAATTTCGCCCGCGACCTGATCACGCGTAAAGGCGATGCCCAGCGGATGCAGCAGCTGGGCGATCATTGAAACGTTCGAGGTGTATTTGGGGGCATCTTCCAACAGGCGCAGAATTGCGATGCGGGCATGTTCGCGCAGGGTTTCCTGGTAACTGCTCATTTTCGACCCTCGCTCAAAAGGTGGTCTTCATGGCGGCTCACAATCGTTTCCAGCCGGCTCATGATTTTCTGGTTTCCCTCCATGATCGCCGACATGGTTTCCATCGTGCCGCTCATCCGGGTCAGTTCGATTTGCACCGCATGCAGGTCATCTTTGCCGGGCATGACCTTGACGGTCTGTTCCAGCGACAGGATACGGTTTTCATGCCGATCCATCCGGTCAGACCCTTCCTTGAACCGCTTGTCAGTGTCCTTCTGGCGGGTCGCGAAGAAGGTCCAGACGATCGCCCCGAGAGAAAGACCAAAACTGGAAAGCTTCAGAAACACATCGAGATCAAGGGTCACGCCGCGCCGCCTTTCCCGGCCAGCTTGGCGGCGAAGGTGCTGGCGACCGATTTGACGGTGTGACCACCCATGTAGAGCGACAGGTAAAGCGTGGTCCAAAGCGTCATCGCCTGCCAATCGGCGGGCGGTAAAGCAGTCTTGAAGATGGCATTCAACACATGCAGGATCACGATCTGCCAGCCCCAGAGGAACATGGTGAAATACATCCCCAGAGGCCGCCAGGCGCGGACCCATACAGGATCGTTTTTCTCGGCCTCGATCAGGGCGGCCTGCAGTTCGAGTTCGCGGTTGTAGGTCGCGACCATTTCAGGGGCGATATTCTCGGTCCTCAGGATTGCATCCGTGACGGTCTCCGGATCGGTCGTGGCCAGCCGATCAAGGTTCACAGGTTCGACGCCGGCACGCGCGGCGATCGCGGCGATGACGTCTTCGGCAAGCTGGGTGTTACCCGCACCGATCTTGCGCGAAAGGATATCGCGGACAAAGGGGGCGCCAACGGACGTGGCAAGCGAGATCAGGGCGGCACTCATCAGATGCTCCTCAGTTTTGCGGCAATTTGGGGGAAACGGTTCTGGGCCTTAACGGCGATGGCATCGCGGTATTGCCATGCCCGCCAGGCAGCCCAGCCCAGGGCCAGAACCAGAACCGCCGGAACGATCCAGTCGGCATGGGGCAGACCGGACAGCGCTTCGATTGAACCGTCTGGCATGGGGGCGGCTTCAAACCCGCCTGCGGCAACGGCAGTTGCCGCCGGGGCCGCCGCCTTGGCGCGGGCGTCGATCATCCGCTGCAGGGTGGACAGCGTCGCCTTGCCGATCACCCCGTCGACGGTCAGGTCGTGATCGCGCTGGAAGGTCTTGACGGCATTGCGCGAGATACCAGACGGGTCCTTGCCGGGCTCGTATCCGAGCTTTGCGAAAGCTGCCCGGATCGTGGCAATGCGCGCGGGTTCGATCGACACCACGATCCGGGCCAGTCCGGTGGCAGGCGCATTCGGCTTGGTGACCGGGTAGATACCGAAGCGAAGGATGTCGAATTCGATCTGTCGGCGGCGGGTCAGGCCGGGCAAAACCTTGCCGCCGCCCTTGTTCCAGGCGCGCATTTTCGAACCGATCAACCCCCAGTCCTTTACCTGATTGCGCCATACCCGGACCCAACTGGCCCGACCGATCGCGCCGGTGTTCCACTGAAACAGGGACCCTGCATCAAATTCATTCTGACTGGCTCCGGGCATCGCCTTATTGACGGCCGGTTCATAATTGCGTGCCAGCGCCAGCCGGGTCAGACGGTCGCTTTCTTTGCGTGAAATCACCATGCCCGGCTTGGGATCGATCACACCTGACGCCTTGGTCAGGCCGGACCCGATGGTCCAGCGACCAACGGCGTCGCGATAGGCCTTCAGGACTACGCCTTCGAGAAGGTCGAGCGTTGCAATGCCTTTTTCGGAAGTGGTCGCCATGCTGCCCCCTGGAAATGCAAAAGGGGCGGATAGCCCCAAGGTTGCATCCAGAATGGCGGGAAAGTCACGCGAGGATCACCCGCAAGCATTTGCGGGGGGCAGGTCAGAAAAGCGGAAGTTGGCGGGGATCGTAGTTGTCCGTCATCTCCGTGCCTTTCAGATAGGCGCGCACGGTGACGTCAGTGACGTGCAGTTTGCGGGCAATTTCCGCATTGGACAAGCCCTTTGATTTCATCACCCGCGCCAACCAGCGTTTGGCGACCGGAACGCGGGCTGACAGACGGTGGGCTGCTGCGGCCAGATCAGCCGCCTTGTCCACGCCAATCACTTGCGCCAGGCGCGACCGCTTGGGGGCGGTGGCCAGATAGAGCTCTGCTCCGCCAAACTGCATCAGGAACTCGAAGGCCAGATCCGGGCCGAGGATATCGACATAGGTCTCGATATGCGCCGGCGGGCGGGGATATTGCGGGGCGTCAGACATGATAGGTAAGTTCGCCAAAGGGCCAGTCCATCACTTGCCCCCTTTCGGGCGTCCGCGATGGGTTCGCTTGTCCGGCAGGTTCTGCTCCCAGATGGTCACGACCGTGCCGTCCTTAATCTTGTAGCAAAAGCCACCTGCAACGGTGCCTGCTGCCCCGCGCCGCACCGCTTCGTCAACCGTTCTGCCGATCTGGCGGCGGATGACTTCGATATCCATGCCTTCAACCCGCTCCAGATAGCGGATCACGGCATGATCGGTGACGGGATGCAGCGGCTTTTTCATCAGCGTACCCGCTTGAAATCGAAATCGGCACCGATGCGGCGGGCCCACGCTTTTAGCGCCTGCACGACATCGTCGATCTGGTGCCAATCGCGCAGCATGTCCACGTCCGCCGGAACGCTCTGCCAGTTGTTCCCGAACTGTTTTCGAATGAAAGCATTCAGCCCGGCGCGCGACGGATCGTTTAGCGCGCCGGCTTCGCCCAGTTTTGCCCACAGGACATGTATCAGCCGCAGATCGGCACGGGGCGCGGCCTTTCGCTTTCTGCCGGATTGTGCCTTGAACCCACGCTGTTTCAGGTTGTCCACGACCAGCTTCAGTTCGGCCTCTGTCATATCCACAAGGCTGGACTTGCCGGTCAACCGGGCCTGCATTTCCTTGCGGGTCTCGGTATCAATTCCCAATTCCCGACAACCAACGAAAATCATCTTGCGCAGCGCATCACTCATGGCCGTAGACCCCGCAATAGCTGTCAAGGCCGAAGGCGCGGCCGTTCGGACCACAATAGTCGCAGACGAAAGGGATCAGCGGACCGATCCGGGTTGCCTTCTGGTAATCAGTCAGTTGCATGATCGCCCCCCATGATCCGCTGACATTCGACCAGTGCTGCCAGCTCTTCGTCCCGCAGCGGTGTTCCGTCGAGGCGGACGCAGAGGGCGGAATACAGGTCCCGCACCAACCGCATCAGATGGTCTATTTTGGGCTGCGATCCGGTCTCAGCCATCTGAGCACCTCGCGCAGTGGTCCAACTGATCCGGCGTCCGGGTGAAATGCCGCCCGCAAGTGATACAGCGCGCCTGTTCGCTCACATCGGTGATCGCCAGAGCAACTTTGTCGTAGGCGGTCTGGGTCAGCGGTACGAGAGCCGACGACGGCTGCGGGGCGACTTCTGATGCTTCTTCCTGAATTTCCGATGTGGCGTCATCTTGTTTCATCTGACGCGAATGACGGGCCCAATGACCTCGCAGTTTGGTCCAGCTTTTGTCGAATTTTTCGGCCACCTCACGCAGCTTCTGTCCTGCCAAAAGCATCTCGAAAGCATCGTCCAGTTCCGCTTCGGTCCAGGCATCGTCGGAACTATCGGGTGCCGCAGGCGGACTTGAAATCTGTGCGGGGTCGTCTTCGACTTCCTGGTCTGATGTCTCTTCTTCGCCCGTTGGCACGTCGTCAGTGCTTCCTTGGGACTGACCGTTCAGCATGCCCGCAATTGTGTACGCCATCATTTCATCCGCACAGCGAGCCACCTCAACGGGCCGCATCTGGAGAACCCGAAAGCCACCGTCGCCCGTCGCTTCTGCGAAAAACTCTTTGTCCAGCATTCTGCCCTCCTGTGGCTGCTCATCAGGCCGGGGCAACCACGCCCCGACGACACCCCCGGCGCTGGCCGGGGATGTTTCGCGTTCAATGATCGTTCAAGGCGTCTTTCAGGGCCTTGGCCGGTGTGAAGCCGACCCCGACAGAGGCGGCGATCTGGATGGCTTCGCCGGTCGCAGGATTGCGCCCGTCGCGCGCCGCGCGATGTCGGGGTTTCAACGTGCCAAAGCCCGCGATCTGGACTTCCTTGCCGCTCTTCAGGCTGTCAGCCGTGACGGCCTTGAAAGCGTCCAGAAGCGTAGCGGCCTCGGCCTTAGTGGTGCAGGCCGCAGTAGCCATTGCTGCGATCAGGTCGGTGGTGGTGGTCTTCTGTGCCATGTCAGGTCTCCTCTTGATGGCGGGTGATTTCGTCGTGGATGCTTTCGCGGATCACGCCTTCGCCAGATCGATAGTGATCGCCTGCCAGCCCGCGTCTTGCGTGGGCCGGTGATAGCAGCGCACATAGGTCTTCGATCCGACCACACGCATGGCGTCCCGGATCGCCTTCATGGCCCGTGTCCAGCGGTCATCGCCGATTTCCAACCGCAACAGACTGAAGATTTCGGCGCGATTGATCTGACCGGCCTTGTCGGTGTTGAAGGCCCGGGTCACCACGGCGCGCAGCTCCTCGCGCGCCTCGGCCGACCATTCGTTCAGGCATTCGTCGACCAGCGATTTGGCGATCTGCAATTCGGACCCGAATTCGATGTGATCGGCGACCGCGATCTGCACCTTGTAAAGACCGTCATGCGACATGAACGTCTTGTTGCCTTTGGCACCGCCCTTGGTGGTGCCGTATTCCTGATCCAGCAGCGCTTCGAAGTCCGACAGATCCTCGAATGTGTGGCCTTTGAACCGGGCAACCTGATCGGATAGAGAAATGGCATAGCCGATGATCTTGCGCACCACCTCGTCTTCCAGAAGATGCTGCGGCCTGATTAAAGACACGGGCACAAGGCTACCCTTTGCATCGGACAAATATTCTGTACCGTCGATCACCTGCCGACTATTTCCGAGGGGGTGTGGGCTGTGTTCGCGAACCACCTTCACCAAGTGGCCGACGTGAACGCCGCCCGTGCGACCAGTGATCTTGATCACAGTGTCGCCGCTACCCAAGACCCAAGGCTCCGAGCGGATTTCAGCGTGGCAATATTCTGGGTGATCATCGCCAGAGACAGGGAAGTAATAGACCTCACTGCTGATCGGGAAAATTGCGGCCACCTGGGCCAGGCTTAAAGCGGTCATATCAGGTTCCTTCCTGTTCGTTCAGCCGATCCACGGCGATGGCGGTTTCGATGCAAAGCGGTCCTGCGCCGGTCAGATCGACCAGGACCGCCAATGCGGTGATTTCATCAAGTGTGACCATTTCGACCCCGCGCGGGCCGCGCTGATCGATCTTGCGAAGTGCCCGGCCGCAATGGGCCAGCATTTCGGTTTCGGTCATGGGCGTGGCGTCCTTCACGGCTTTTCCTCCTGATTGAGCGGGCAGGACCGGCAGGCGCGGAACATCATCACGTTCTGGCTGTTCGCCGGGTTCAGACGCTTGGCCTTCCTGCGCCAGTTCCGGCAAACATCCATGCCCAATTCGCCAAGAGCGGGGCAATCGACCACAGCTTTCTCAAAGACGCCACGATATACCGCCTCGACACGTTCCATGTCGCCGGGATAGCGGTGCGCCAGCACGTTCGAGACAAGGGCTGCGGAATACCCCATCTCCTTGGCGACCTTGTTTTGGCTGCTGTCCATGCAGGCGCGGGCCAATCCGTCGATCCAGTCGGGCATGTCATCGCCCCAGCATCGACAGGCCTTTTCAATCGGGGTTTCAATACTCATTTCATCCCCCGCGAAACGTAGGTGTAATCCCGCGCATTATCGTCCCAGACGGCACGAATACGCTTTTCGCGCGGCGGCAGCGGGCCGGTGTTTTTCACCAGCCGGTACAGCGCCAAACGCCCCTTGCCGTCCGCTTTCCGCACGACATCCAAATACCCGGCATTGGCCAGCATCTGGCAGTAATCCCGCGCCTGATCCTCGATCACGGCCACGTCCTGCGTATTTGCCTGCATTGCGACGTCCCGATAGCTGAAGACACCGGACTTGCGGATCACGAACCACATCGACTGGTGGGGCGTGACATTGGCGATCACGCGCCCCGACGGATCGGTCGCCGGAGGGGTGCCGGTCTTTCCCTTCACCACACGGTAAAGATCACGGTTGCCGCGCTTGCCATCCGCTTTTGCATATCCCCAGCGCACCCAATCCTTGATCGACTGACGCACATGCTCAAGGCTGCGATGGGCGGCGGCGGCAAGATCGTGCGCCGTGAACTCCTCGTGGATCTTTGCAAGGTTCCACAGATGTTCGCGATTGATCAGCTTCCTGCTGTGCCGGGTCATTAGCCGAACCTCCGCATGTCAGGGGCTTTGCCGTCATGTAGGCCTTTGCGGTCCAGATCGCTGAGCGAGATCGCGCTTTTCCCCAAAGTCCGGGCACACAGCTGGGCGGTATCGAGGTTATTGACGATCAGACGGGCCGACCCCCGGCTGGCGGCCTTGATGGCGGCCTGCAAGTCTGGCTCCAGCGTAACCCCCTTGCACCGGATGCCCATCAACAGGGCGAAGTCCTGTTCATCAAGCGGCTCGGCGGCCACGCGCTCCAGCATGCGGCTGTTAATGCGCTCCCATTGACGCAGCTTGCCCGGCAAAGCCTCTTCGCCGATCAGAATGACCGGGACAAAAGAAGCCTCGTAGATGTCGCGGACGATCTCGATCATCTTCTTTTTCACAAGGAAATCCGCCTCGTCGATGATCAGGGGAATATTCTCCTGCGCCAGCACCTGACCGATCTGATCCACCATCCGGTAGATCACCTTTTCCGGCTTCACCCCCAACTCTTCGAGGATGGCTTCGCACAGCGCCTTTTGTGTCCAGACGCTTTTGACCTGGACCAGGCAGGCCCGGCGCTGATTGGCCGCAAATATGCTGGCCATCGTTTTGCCAAACCCGCTGGGACCATAGAAACATCCCATCCCGGGCAGCCCAGAGCTGCGATCTTCCAGACGCTGCAACATGGTCATGAAGCTCATAACGTTGCGCAGCGGGGCCAGTGTGTTGTGTAGTTGACTGCTCTGTGTCATTCTTCCCTCATTGCTCTGCAATCCGGCGCGGTCTGGCGTCTACCCAGCCGCGCCACCTTCCCCTTCAGCACTTCCAAACGCGCCCAGCAGGTCGCGCATGGCCTTGTATTCGGGGGTGGTCCGATAGCCCGAAAGCCAACGTTCCATATCTGGCGACAACGCCTCGCCATCGGCCAGACGCGCCTCCATTTCCTGCGCTTTGGCGAACCGGGTGCGCATATCTTCTTTCGCGGATGTTTCCGCCTGTTCCGACGCTTTCGAATGGTCGCCAAAATTCGCCACGAACACGGCGCGTTGCTCCTGCTCTGCGGCGCTGAGAGTGCGGGCCGATGGAACCGGGCGCGGGGCTTTCTCGAAGGCTGCGGGGCGCACGATCTTGGCCTCGACTGGCGTGGTTTCTTGCGGGGCCTTCGCCGCAGCCCCATCCATAAACGAACCAAGCTGTGCAGCGTCGAACACGGCGGCAGCCTTGGCGGCCTCTTTCTCGGCATTCATCCACTTGCGGCGGGCAGAGGCATGATTGCGGGCTTCCGCCAAGTCGAAGAAACCGGCGTTTTCTGTGCAATCTGCAACGCCCAGATATTCCCCGCTCAGGGCGTAAATGTGCAACCCATCCCAAATGTTGGCAGGATCGAACCGCACCACCACCTTTTGGCCCGCGATCTCGTACATCCACTCGGCGTAATACTTGTTGCCCATGAACTTGATGGCGCCGCTGCGGCTGTCAGCCTTCAGACCTTCTGCCCCCATCAGCCACAACCTGCGCTGCTCGGCTGTTGCCTTGCGGATCGGAGCCTCGGCATAGCTGGCTTCAAAGGTTTCCAGAATGCTGCGACCCATCGTGGTCTGGCCACGCCGACCGGCCCGGGCATTATGTTCCTCGATCCCTTCCGCCACCACTTCGATGAAGCGATCCAGCGGGATTGCCTTTGATCCGTAATTGTCCGGCTTCGCGTCGATCCCGTTGCCGGTATATGCGCCGGCAAAGCGCGGGTCTTTGGCAATGTCCTCCGCTAGGTCGCGGAACGCCCGCTCGATCGGTTTGGACTGACCCGAATAGGGCGTGGCCCAATGCACCTTGACACCAAGCGTTGTCAGGACACCGGGAATATCGTCGTCCTTGACCTTGAAACGGAACCGGGTCGGGGTGCCGCCCGTCAGGAACTTGTTGGCAAATTCACGACCGTTATCCAGGACAATACGATCGGGAATTCCGAAGCGTTCGATCATGTCGCCAAGGGCCAGAGATACGCCCACCTTGTTTGGCGTCTTGTCGATCCGCCAACTTAGAATGCGACCCGAGAAGATGTCCTGAAATGCCACCATTTGAGGGCGTACTATTTCATCCTGAGCAGAATTCGATCCCGGCTCAGACGGCCAGCGCACGAAGACATCGAAACGGTGATAGTCGGCATTGACCGCTTCCATCGCATGCAGGCTCATCCGATCGCGGGTCTGCGCGGGGTACATAGCCTTCAGGGCGTCAACGCCTTTGCGACATAGCGTGATCGTCGTCGCGGAAACCTCTGTTTCCAGCCGCCGCCGCATGGTGCGCTCGGGGGCGGTCTGCCAACCTTCAGTGTCTGCGATCCGAGCGGCGCGACGATAGCATGCCGCAAATGTGGGCCGCTCTGGCCGCAGGAAATCGGATTTCAGGAAATCCCAGAACGCCTCGGACACCTCGACGCGTTTCACCTTGCGACGGGTCGCGCGATGCCGGGGGGCCAGATGCGGCAGACGATCATCCGGGCGCACCCCTTCAACTGCCGCGAACCAATTCCAGATGGTGCGATGGGAAACATCCCGTCGGGTGGCGATCATGTGAACAGACAGGTCCTTGGTCTGCCCGCCGCGTTCCAGCAATTCGACTGACTGAAGAATGTCCAACCGTCGCTGTGCCTCTGCCTTGGGCTTCGCGGGCAGGGCGTCGAACCACGTCCAGATTTCGGCGCGATCGACCTGCCGGGACGGGGCCGTTTCCGTCGGGGCCGACACGGCCAGAAGCGCGGCCTGCGCCCGTGACGGAAACAGCGCCCAATGATATTCCCAACCGCCGCCGCGCCCCTGACGCCGTCGGGCATGGCCGGTCTGGGCGCGCCAGTTGAAACGATCCGCCATAGCATTCACGCGGCGCTTCGTTGTGGGCAAATCCGGCAAAGCCGCCGCCGCAATTTCATCGGCGGACCACCATACTTGTGTCGGCTGAACCCCGGTCATCACCGTTCCCTCCGTTCGCATTCATCCGAAACGAGGTCGGAAAGATCGTCATAGGCCTCGGTTACGAACCGACGCCGGATCGCCGGGGATGCGCGTTTCCAACGCTTCAAAAGCGCCTGAAACTCATCTTCAACAGGGTCTTTAACTGGCGCAGTTCCGGCCTCTTTCGCCAGCGATTTGCGGGCGTCAGATGCAGATTTGGCATTTCCGCTGGAAAGCCGTAAAACCACCTGTTTTCGTTCGTCATCCTGCCCGATCTTGGCGATTTCGGTCAGGTCTTTCAGGGTGACCTGGCGGGTCGACCCGCGCAAAAGGTCGATTTCGTCGCCGCCAAGACATCCACCGGCAGCGACCAGACGTTCAATGTGGCGCTTGCTGACCCCGAACTTTTCGGCGGTTGCAGATGCAAACGACACGATGTCGCTTGCATTCCAACGCGCCGCAGCGCCTGCCAAACCGGCCTTGGTCTCCGGGTGCAGCTTCTCGTAGACGCGTTTGCGGGTGGCCAAGAATATCGCCGTGTCCAGAGCATTCATTTCCGCCCCGGCAAGGTTGTCATCGATCTCCATCAGGCAGGCCCAATCGTCGGTCACATCCGTCCAGACCTTTGCCTCGATCTCTTCCCAGCCCAATCGCCGGGCCATTTCCAAACGGTGACCGCCAGCGATCAGAACCAGAACGCCACTTTTGACCTGACGAACGTGGATCGGGTCTTTCATAACGCCCAGTTCCTCGACCGAAGCGATCAGGCTCTCGACACCCGCTTCGCTGACCGGGCGCAGGCGCTGACTGTCATCGACACCGGCAACTGGAACCTTGCCAATCTGTAGCAACTTCGGTTCACGCATCGGAGCGACCATCCTCTGCATTCGAACCACCCGGCGCGGCCGCGCTTTGCGCTTGGCCCTGCGCCGGGTGGCGCCTACCATCGGAAGGGCCAACTAACCGATGGAGGAACTCATGGAAAAGAGACTTGAACTTATTGAAAACAAGCTGAACCGACTTGAAGCGGTGCTCATGGCTCACATTTCCGCCGTCGACATTTTGCTCGACGGAAGCGGACGGGAAACAGCCATCGCCCTTGATGCTCAGGCGACAGCAGCAGTGCGACGCGGAAACAAACTGGCCTCCGCACTTCTCTCCGCCGCAGCAGATGAAATTTCTTCTTTGTGCGACTTGCCCCGCGAAGGCTGAACGCCGCTCTGCTGCATGTTTCCGCGCTACATCTAAGTCAATGAACCCGGCGAAGCTCCAGTTCGCTGTCAAAATCATGATGGTCAGACATCGGTTTTGGCCCTTTCAATGTCGTTTCAGGAATTCGAAAATCTCTGGTCAAATCTGCGCACCGCTGTTCAGCACCACGGACACCGGCGTCACCGATGCAGCGCCGCGGCTGCGGCAATACGAACACATCCGGTGATGTGCCCCGTCGCTTTGGAACTCTGCGCGGCAGCTCAGGCAGCGCCGCAGGCCTGTGCCGACTTTTTCAATCCGCTTTTGGCAGATATCTTCGGCATCATCCTTGCGGCGGAAAAACGGACTGACACGCTCATTCGCGCGGTTCACAACGGCGAATTGCAGGCCGATCTGCCGGACACGGTAGAGGGGTATCTTGCTCATTGCAGATACCCCCAGAACAGCCCGACGATCAGGATCGTGGCAAGCGCAGCCGCCCCGATCAGATCCCCAATGATGGAATTGTCGACGAACTCATCGATCTCGCGCAGCTTCGCAAGAACCGCCCGCGCCCTGCTATGGCGCGGGGGCTCTGCATCCCGTCTTTGGTTTTCGTGAGTGGTGACTGACGGGTTGATCTGTAAACGGCGCTCATGCGCAGGGAGAAATCCATCCATGCACAGTCGGGCAGAATGGAGCTGAGCTTCATTCGCGACGATCCGCACTTGCTGCCAACGCTCTTGGCTTTTCACGCTGCGGATCAGTTCCAGCCCAACTGCAAGCCGCTGGGCGTCGGTCAGGCCAGACGAGATCGTCTCGGCCCGCGCTTCGATATCGGAGCGGGTCAGAAGCATCACGCCGCCCTCTTCTGTTTAGTTTTTTTTGGGCGCGGAATATCTGCCGGCCATTCTAGGTCGCTTGGCCAATTGTCGGAGAACCAGCGGATCACCACAGACGCTTTGCGTAGGGTGCAACTGGCGTTTCCCTTCAGGCCGTCGAGCCACTTCCCATCATTCGCCGCGTAGGTTGAGACAGTCGAAAGCTTCAATCCGCAATGGCTTGCAAACGCTTCCGCCAACTCAACGATGCAATCGGTTTCCATTCCACCCTCATATTCGGAGATTACTCCAAAAATATAGGCGGAGAATTTACCGATAGTCAAGGGGACGAAAATTCGGTATTTTCTCCGATTCGTGGAAACTGCTGAACAAACCCTTGCCCGCGTTGTTGCCAGCCGACTTAAGGAGCTGGAAACAAACGCTTTTGCTGTCGAGAAGGCAGCAGGACTACCTGTGGACGCAGTGAGAAGCATTCTGCGTGGAGGAAAAAAGTCAGGGACTACGCTCAATCGAGCTAAAGATGTCTGCGATGCTTTGGGCTTAGAGATTTACATTGGCCCAACAAGAGACGTGGCTGGCATCGACCAACCCCCTGCAGCAGACCCTGAGGAATTTGCTAGGATACCTCTGCACAATGCCAGCCTGGCCGCCGGTAACGGACATCAAAACGGCAGCGAAATGATTGTCGACTACCTCTCCTTCCGGCGCGACTGGCTGCGCCGGATCGGCGTCGCGCCGGCCAACGCCACTCTGGCGCGGGTCGAAGGCGACAGTATGCACCCGTCGATCTGGTCCGGCGATATCGTATTGATCGACCGCAGCCGGACCGATGTGCCGGTCAGAAAAATTGGTTCTAAACCTCGAAATAGCAGCCCAGTATACGCGCTACTGGATGACGGCCATGCCCGCGTGAAACGCATCGAACGCCCGACCGATGATCAGGTGCTGCTGTTGTCAGACAATCCTGATCACGGCCCCGAATTTGCAAAAATTGAAACGCTTTCGATCATTGGCAAGGTAATGTGGTGGGGCCATACGAGTCGGGAGTAGTTTGCGCAATCAGGGGTGCCGTGGTTTTGTGCGGTCAGATGTCGCCAATAATCCAAAGAGGTAATATCGATGAAAACCTATTTTCTTTCTGCAGCGGCTATTGCTGTGGCGGCTTCTTCATTGTCAGCCCAAGACGACTGTATGTTCGATACAATAACTGCAAATACGATTGCAACGCATCGGCAGATGGGGGGATGGTCCATCTCCGAGATGATGAGTAAACTAGGAAGTGAGCCCGGTCTTCGCGACATGATCTTGGATGCTTATAGTCAACCCCGCATGCTGACCACAGAAACTCGCCAATATGCTGTTGACGAATTTTCCAACACTTGGACTGTGAAGTGCTACCAAAGCGGGTCGATATTGCCTCGCAAAGATTGA